TAGTTTTATGATAATGGGCGTGTATAATATGATTGTATATATTTTGGGTGTAAGTGTTTTTAATTAAACATTGGTTAGGCGTTGGGGTTGACACGGAAAAGTACATATAAATAACACATAAAAAACATTGCAAAAAGTATTGCAAAAGTGTTGTTTTTCGTGATATAATATAATATAGAAAGGAGATGTTAATCATGACTAAAATTGAAAGAGCTTGTGATGCCTTGTATGACGCGCTCATGAGCACAGAGATCCTGAAGATCACCTATGAAGAATGGCGCGCCATGAATCACATTAAGGATTTGATTTCTTGGCACGAAGCCGCAAGAGAGGAGGAACAGAAATGAAATTTTATACGTTCGCAGTTTTCGGCGCAAAAGGGCACCGTCAAAGGGAGTCGTTCAGCCCGTCACGCGCGTTCATTGACTGGGGCGGCACGGCGACGGTGGTGCTTAATGCAGACGTCACCGGGTCGAATTTATACAGCCTCTTGATATTGGAGGCAGAAGATTGGAAGGCAGCCGAGGAACGAGCGAATGCTCAGATCATGGACGGAGTTTTTGAAAATAGCGTGGTGGGTGACGTATTCCCTCACCACACCCCCAGCGTCATGCGTCTATGCCCAGATGCTTGGGCGAAAGCTATGGCATTCATCTGGAAAAAACGTTTTTACGGCATAGAAATCCCCAATTTTGACCTTAAGGAGGCGGCACTAGTATGAAGACTTTATGTGATTATAAAAGGGTCAAGTTCAACACATTGAGCGGCTCGCTGGTATTCATCGGTCGCGATGATGAATACTTGAATTTAAAAGTTGCTGTATTATCAGATCTTGATGATCAGATCACGATCCCCGTTGTCGACGGCGATTGCCACATCCCGGACGAGTTCACTATTTTGGCGCGTTGGGACAGATCTTTAAAAATCGTAGGCGAGAGGATGACTAGAGATTGTAAAGGAAGGACTTTCAAAGTGTACAACAATGATTACCATGATTTAATTTTACAGATTTTCGAATGATAAATTGCTGACCTAACGGCAAAACGGGGAGAAAGAGAGGATTAAAAATGATCCAAAACGCAATTTCAAAATTCACAGCACAAGCGCAGAAGGCGACAGAGTTAAGCCCCTTAATGGAGGGACGGCAGAAGGTTTCCACGTCAGATTTGATCGCATCATATGCCGAAGGCATCACCTTAAATCGGTTTGATATGTTAAATATCAATGGCAACACCTTCCCTGTCTTCACCATCGCCGAAGATGAACATGTGTACTACTTCGGGGGGACAGTGCTAACAAAGATCGCTCTTTCGTGGGTTGAAATGTACGAGGGTGACATTTCCAGCGCGTCCGAAGATCTCGAATCGTCCGGCGGCGTTAAGGTTCAACTTGAAGAGACTAAGACTAAGGCCGGCCGCAACATCACCACGGTGAAGGTGGTGGGATAATGGTTAAACGTTCGCCAGAATTTTGGAGTAAATGCAGAGAAGCCCGCAGAAATGCGGGTCTCTCTTTATCTGAGTTAAGTTATGAGTATAAAGTGACGGTCGCGGCATTATCCCGAGCTGAACGGGGTTTAACACCAAGGTCGTCTATGGCGTTTATATACATCGATAAGTGGGGTGTTCAAGATGAGGATTCAGAATCTTGCGGATGTGTTAAATCTAAATATGGAACAGGCTTCAAAGCTTAGCCGCGCCGAGCTCGCGAAAGTTGTTCAAGTGGGAGCTGCACCTCTAAACAAGCGCATAAAAAATTTAGGAAAATATGCTGATTACGCGCCCGCCGTTAAGGGGCTTGAAAGAAGCGGAGGGGCGCACTTCGGAACGCGCGGAAAAAACCGCAATGAATTATTGCGGGAATTGAATCGTATACAATCGTTCGCGTCTAAGGAAACCGCATCAGTGGCCGGCGCTAAGTCTTATAAGAAGTTCGTTCAAGAAACAGCCGGCGCTATATCCGGATCAGAGGAAAACAAGCTTGCGCGCGCTAAAGCTTACTGGGATTTGTACCGAAAAATTGAATCTGAAATGGGGGTTGAGTTAAATAAAGATTACGGATCTTCTCAACTCCAAACTGAACTGCGTGAAATAGAAGATTTGGAAAATGTTGACGTGATGGATTACGTTAAACAAATATACGAAAGTTTGAGTGATGGCTATGCAGATCGGGCATCAGTTAGCGACTTCTTCAAACCTCTTGACTGAGGTTTACAGTTTTAATCAATTGAATATCTTCATAGATCGCATAAAATCTCTAAATTTGGGATTTTCTAAAGACACAAAAAAGGTCTGCTGGTTGAACGCGCCCGCGGCTTTTGACATTGAGACAACAAGCACATACACGTTAGGCGGTGAAAAGGTCGCGTTTATGTACGTATGGCAGTTTGGTATAAGCGGCGTGAACATCTACGGCCGAACTTGGGAGCAATTCGACATTTTAATAAGCCGTTTGGTTCGGATGTTCAATCTTGGCGACACTTTTAGAATGGTTGTATACGTGCATAATTTAAGTTACGAATTTCAGTTTATTTGTCAACGATTTGAGTGGGCTAATGTCTTCGCTCTTGATGATCGAAAACCGATTAAAGCCCGCACGGTGGACGGTGTAGAGTTCCGTTGCTCATACATTTTGACAGGATACTCTCTGGATGATTGGAGTAAACATTTCACACACGTTAAAATGGAGAAGCTGACCGGGGATCTCGATTATTCAAAAGTCAGACATTCCGACACAATACTGACCGATAAAGAAATCGGGTATTGCATCAGAGATATTCAAATAGTACAAGCAGGTATTTACGAAAAAATGCAAACCGAAGGTGGATATATTTGGAAGATTCCGCTAACTAAAACCGGATATGTGCGCCGCAGGTTTAGGCGTGCCTGCACCCGGCAGACTAAGGATTCGCCTTATAAATGGTTGAACAATCATAAATTAATGAGCAGGTTAACATTAGAGCCTGAAGAGTATGAGCTCGCGAAATCCGCATTTCAAGGCGGATTCACTCATGCGCATTATAAATATGTGGGGGTCACGGTCAATGATGTTGCGTCATATGATCTTGCGTCATCATATCCAACGGTTATGGTGTCCGAACTTTTCCCCATGTCAAAGGGTCAAAGGGTGGAACCTGAAAATAAGTTAGAATTTAGGCGGTATTTGAAAAAATACTGTTGCATGTTTAATATTAAGTTTGAAGGCTTGACACCGCGCCTTTGGCACGACAATCCACTTTCAGCGTCGAAATGTAAAATAGAGGGATCGCGACAGATCAATAACGGTCGTGTGGTGTGGGCTGATACGGTCTACACATCTTTAACTGAACAAGATTTTTTCACATTAGAAAAATTCTACCAATGGGAACACATGGCTGTGGGGATGATGTTTGTATATCGCAGGGGGCATTTACCGACTGATTTTGTGAACGAAATTATAACATTGTACGAATCAAAAACCACACTCAAGGGGGTGGAAGGTTCGGAATTGGATTATTTGCTAGCAAAGCAAGATATAAATTCTGCTTACGGCATGTGTGTAACAGACATTTGCCGAGATGAAAATATCTATAATGTGAATGGCTGGTGCAGGAAGAGCGCCGATGTTTCAGAGGAAATAGAAAAATACAACAACTCAAAAGGCAGGTTCTTGTCTTACCTTTGGGGGGTGTGGGTAACGGCATACGCGCGCCGGAACCTCTTTTCCGCGATATACGAATTAGGTCAAGATTATGTTTACAGCGATACGGATTCAGTTAAATTTATAAACGCGGAAAAGCATATGGATTATTTTGAACGATATAATGCCGATATACAAAAGCGTGTAAAAAATGCGTTAAAATATCATAAAATAGACGAGACGAAAGCCGCGCCCCGAACCATTAAAGGCCAGTCCAAGCCTTTGGGTGTGTGGGAATATGAAGGTACGTATACAAGGTTTAAAACCTTGGGGGCTAAAAGGTATATGACTGAAATTGACGGTGAATTATCTATCACAGTATCTGGCGTTAATAAGAAAAAAGCCGTGCCTTGGCTATTGTCGAAAGATCGCGATCCGTTCGATCTATTTAAAGAGGGGCTTTTTTTCCCTGAAGAAGCAACGGGGAAGAATATACATACTTATATTGACCGCGAGCAGGAGGGACATGTTGTTGATTATGCCGGCAATGAGGGGTATTATCATGAGTACAGCAGTGTGCATCTTTCCGGTGCGTCTTATGACATGACATTTGCGCGCGAGTTTAAAGATTATTTAAAAAGGGGTATAAATGAAATTTTACAGACTAAAAAAGATATTGAGCAAAAAAGCTCAATATAATATGATCTTTGGTGAAAGATCGAACGGCAAGACCTACGCCGTTCTTGAATACGCATTAGATCGGTACTCCAAGTATCACGAACAAACGGCAATAATAAGAAGATGGCAGGATGACTTGAAAGGTAAACGCGGCGCATCTCTCTTTGACGGCCACATTGAAACGGGAGCTGTGGAGCGGCTGACAAATGGCGCATGGAACAGCGTTTATTATTATTCGGGACGTTGGTGGCTCCAATTTAAAGATCCTGACGATCCGAAGAATGTAATAAGGGACGAAGACCCCTTTGCTTTCGGGTTTTCAATTTCTTCAATGGAACATGACAAAAGTTCGTCATTCCCAAATATTACAACTGTTTTATTCGATGAATTTTTGACACGACGCGCGTATCTTCCAGATGAGTTCGTGCTATTCATGAATTGTTTAAGCACGATTATTCGGCACAGAAGCAACGTGAAGATTTTCATGTGCGGCAATACGGTTAACCAATATTGCCCCTATTTTTCAGAAATGGGGCTAACACACGTTAAACAAATGAAGCCCGGAGACATTGACCTATACACATACGGATCTTCTGATCTTCGTGTCGCCGTTGAATATTGCGCTACCGCGGCGGGGCAAGGTGGTAAAGCTTCAGATACTTATTTTGCATTTGATAATCCTAAATTGCAAATGATAAAAACAGGTGTTTGGGAGCTTGATATTTATCCTCATTGCCCTATCAAGTATACACCTGTAAACGTAGATTTCACCTTTTTCATATTATTTAACGACGAAATGCTTCAATGTGAGTGTGTCAATGTGGAAGAGAGTACATTTATATATATTCATAGAAAAACAACCGAATTGAAAGATCCTGATGGTGACCTCATATACAGCCCGGATTATGATCCGCGCCCCAATTGGAGACGATCAATTTTAAGACCGGTAACTAAAATTGAAAAAAAGATTCATGCGCTGTTTTCTAATGATAAGATTTTCTACCAAGACAACGAAGTCGGTGATCTTGTGAGAAATTACGTCATATGGTGCGGATCAAAAAAATAAGAGAGGTTTAAACCTCTCTTATTTTTTGATCGCGCGCGCGATCATAGTAACAGCTTCTTCGCGCGTCACAAAGGAACGCCAGCGCATGGCGCCGTCTGCGTCGCCATGCATGATGCCTGCGGCGTCGTTAGCGTTGACCCAATCGGATTTTGGTTCTTTCGAGCGTTCTTCTAAATAAGTATTCATCATTTTATTGAAATCCTCTTGCGTCACTTCATCACCTCCCTTTTGTTGTTGGATCTCACGCGCCACATCTGCGCGAAAGTCGGTCATTGTTTTTCCGAAGCCGGAACACCTCCATAGGTGTTCCGGGTCGCCGTGATCACTCGCGATACCTTTGGCATGACCTTCGCGATGAGAACAAATTGAGCTAGGTTTTAAATTATATTTCAAACATAAAAACGCAAATAGCTCCACGGCTGAATTATAAGCGTTTTTAATTTGAGCCAGAGCTTGAGCGGGATCTTTCATTTTAAAAGTTGATCCTCCAGTGTATTCAATGCATGAAGGTTCACACATCTCAACGCCAATATAATGATCGTTGCTGTACTTCTTTCCACCGTGCCAGCCTCGCATTAGCCAAGGCAATGTTTGATACACATATCCATTTTTCGCATCAATAAACGCATGAACACACTTCTTAATGCCGGAGCGGTTCCAGCTTTTAACGAAGACCGAAGCCTTGGGCTGAGGGCATGCGACTGAGTGGAGCATTAAGCCCTCAAGTTTTAGCTTTTTTCCTTGTTTATAACAATCGTTTTTAGTTAAAAAAGATTCGATGATATTCATCAGAAAATGACCCCCTTATTCAACAATCCATATATTTCATTAATTTCATCTTGAGTTGCTTGGATTCCTTGTAAATGAATATAATCAATTTCAGTATAACCGCTAAGCTCTGAAAGAGGTCTGCCGATATTTGAAGGAAAGCCCTTATCACACCACATATTAAAAGGCATAGATTGAACTGGGCGCGAAACAACAAGATACGGTTGAGCTACACCCAGCGTACCGGCGTTCTTGGTCATTCCGGAACCTCTTAATACATGCCTCTTAGTGGTTAAGGTAGAAACCGCCGCATTGACTGCTGTAGTGGCCACGGTTCCGGCGTTTCCGGTCAATAGTGATCCGGCGGTCGCCGTTACCCCGCTAATTAATGCTGTTAACTGACCTGTATAATCTGCCCCTGTAGCTGGTACGGTTGTAAATATGTTTCCCCCCCATTGATAGAGTACGCTGTTTAATTGGCCTCGTTGTACGGTCAAACTCGCAACACAAGTGCCGCTCAAGAAATCTACCACATATTGAAGAGAAAGAACGCTGTTCATGACGTCATCAACATTAAGATCAAATGTCCCTATATATGGTAAGAATATGCTTACCTCCGTATATGGTGCATAGTCAAGATAATTCGCCCAGTATTCACCTAAATTTATTGATCCTAAATTAAATGTGCCGTATTGATTTGCAAGTAAAAATCCGTTGGCATCACTTGTAAGTGTGCCAAGCTTGACCTTCTGAATATCGCTTCCGTGTGGTGGGTTCAGAGGCGATAGGTTCACTGATATTAATGCTTCCATGGGATTTTGTAAAAGCTTAGGTATATTATCCAAGAAGCTCTTTGACCACATATATGACGCTAAACTTCGCATATTAGACGCGCTCATCACATACGTTGTCACGAATCCGGAAGATATGGCCTGTTGAGCGTATGGGGGGGTGTTTGGAGTTTTAGAAATCATGTCGGTTTTATAATCGAGAGTTGAACCGCCGCCCTGCGGCTTACTGTCACCTCCAAAGCCGGTGTTGCCGCCGTTTCCGGTGGGGTTACTCGATCCGCCACCTACTTGATTATCTGAACCGGTACCGCCGGTGTCTTTCGCGTTAGCCCGGAAATACAGAGCTTTTCCGAAGCATTTAATAATCAGATCGTTAATAGCGATTCCCAACACCTCACCCTGGGGGTTGGTTCTGCCGCTTATGAATTTATCGAATTTGTTTTGTAACTCAGTTCCCCAATCGCCAGAAGTATTTGTTGCATCAAATTCCACAAAGCTGTAGGTGCCACCGTATTCAGACGAGGCTTGAGTATTATACACGAATAATAATGCGTATGAATCTTTTTTAACTAATTCAATTGTCTTCGCCCAAATATCATTAGAGCGCGCGACGCCCATTATGTGACTACCTACGATCGTATCGTCAGAATCAAAAACAGCCCATTTTACCCATGATGTAAAGTGTCCGCGCGTGCTAGAAGGGTCATATTCGCTGTGTAGTCCAAACTGCAAATAACCCCCGCCTTTTAAACCATATTTAAAGCCGCTGTATTTTTCAGTTATATGAACAGAGGAAAAATTTGGAGGGTCAGGAATATCTAACTTAGAGGTGTCGAGTTGAAATGTTGAAGCTCTATATTTTTCTTTTGAAGTATTGCCTGGCGGCACTGATATCGGCGTTGATAGTTGATCATCTCCGTTATATCTTCGGCCGAAAAAGTATTTTCGGCCTATATCTGTAGTTATAAAAGCTGGCATATTAAGCACCTCCGGCAACGGTGACGATATATTTCCAATTGTCAAATATGTTCCCGTTACTAAAAACAAGAGTTTGTAACATTGGATAATTTTCAACTTTTAATGACCCATCATTTAAATACAGGTCGTATAAATTCTGTTGCCTGCGTATAATTCCAATATTATTCAAAATATCGTTGCGATACGACATTAAAACATCTACATGTAAATATAATCTATATATTCCTGTAGCTAAAATTTCAAATCTATTGATGAAGTAATATCTTTTAAATTCCGCAATATATGCATAATTAATGCCATATGTGCTTACCGGCTCAGCTCCTAAGGTGCTTAAATCAAGATCAACAACAGGGTTAAGTATGTCTAGGGGCATGTTTGCCTGCCCGCTAACAGTCGTAATATTGTTTAATGCTTTCGTCACAAATTCTGGCGCTTCGTTTGACGCATATAATGTTATGTCCATAATTAATTCCTCAATTCAATGTTTCCCCGCCGTGGAGAAAGGAGAAGGCCACGGCGGGGAAAATGGTTAATTTTAAGCTTGAGAATCCGCGACGTACCAAACGACGAAGTTTTCATTTAAATCATTGAAATAACCAGCGTCCATTTTATACCAATTGTTGAAAAACTCAGCTTTGGGATTATAATTAGAAGTAACTCGCCGATTCATATTTGTCACGCCTAAAGCGTCACGGTCGAACATCACACCAAGAATGCCTGTAGGATTAATGATCGTACCAGAGCCGGTTTTAATGTTGATTTCAGAAATCTCGCCCATGTCGTAACTGAGGCCGGAGCCTTGCCAGAAGGGTACGAGCTCTGCGTTAGGAAGTGCGGTAAATTCATTGTGGAAAGTGTTAGATTGTAAATAAACATCTGCGTTGGTCATAAAATCAGCAAGAAGAATGAAATGCAATCTGTCTTTCGGGGTGAATCTCTCTTTTTTACCTACATTGAATAAGGTAGAAAGTTTACCTAATCTATAAACATATTTCTGCATCAAAGCCGCCGCGAATCGAATGAAACTAGGATCACTTAAACAGTTTTCAGAGGTTAACTTAGTTGCAACGGTCTGATTATAAAGGAAAAGTAAGTTGACGCAACGCATGGTACTGTTATTTCCAAACTTGCCAGCGGATTGACCCGTGAAATCAGCGTTGAATGTTTCACCAATCATATTATTAATTGTACGCATTACAAGACCGTCAAGTTTAACGGTCATGCTGTTCTCAATAGCCGTATAGAGCATAGACATGAAGGCATTAAGCTGTTCAGCGCTACTAAACGATTCCTTAACCTGTCTTTCAGTGAAGGACATAGGAATTTCAAATGTGACTCGCTTATTATAGAATTTTGCGGAAACTGTAGGTTTATAAAATACATTAGGATCGTAAGATTGACCGTTGGTCAGCTCCCAGCTTTCATTTTCCGTTGCTTCCGGAAGATCGCACGTGATTTTTTCTAAGACGCTACCGTATTCCCAACCATCCATAATTACAGATGGGGCGGAACCGCGATAGGGACGGTTGACGAAGACCACGCGGCCTATGTGATCGACAAGGGATTTTACATAATTGTCGAGGGCGTTGGCATTAAAAACCGCCGTGCCTACATCTACAATGTTGCTTAAATCCTCCTGCACCACTTCGGATAAACCTAATTCCTCATTTGTTACAGTGTTGATAATTGTGTAAATTTGCTGTACGTTCATTTTAATTCTCTCCCTAATTTAAAATTCTCTTCTTAAATGTAACCGTGCCCATCAACACATTTAATTGATCCTCTGTGTTTACTTGTACTCTGAAATCGCCGGGGGCTAAATTTAAAGGCATGTCAGAAACCGATAAAATAGTAATTGTATTTGACGTGTGAACTAAATTCCCGGAAATCAAGGGGGTCTCGGTGTTGGTGCCGTCAATAATTCCCACACGCACCACGGTGTTCCCAGCTCCAGAGCATATAAGAACCGCTGAAACATATGTTTGCTCATCGTCCGCAATGTCTGCAGTTGTGCCGTCATATCCTACATAATCCCAATTTCCAGACACGTTAGCTATATTTAAATCTACATTAACGTTTGTTTCTGTGATTGTTTGAACCCCGGAAATGTGAACCGATTGCGATAAGAACGGAGCCGTTTCAACGCCTGAGCCCGGAGCCGTGTATAAGTGGCCTGTAGCATCAACGCCGACCGGCTGAGACATGGCCGACGTTTTATTGACCGGCATCACGCCGCCCAAGGTGGTTGGAGATGCCACCGGGAGAACGTAAGATTCACCGCTCGGAGCTGTGAATAGCTGACCGAACTCGTCAACGCCAACGGCCTGTGACATATTGCCGGTTTTATTTACCGGCCGAACAAGGCCATAGTTGCTGTATGAAGCCAAGCCCGGATATTGGTATTTCACGTATCCGTCAGTGTCGATTGCCGCGTAATGATTTGCCACCGAAGACGCCCCGCGTAATTTAACACCACCCAAGGTGGTGGCTGTAGCTACAGGAAGGATATAAGACGAACCGCCGGAACCGGGCGCGTATTCGTAACAACACGAATCAAAACCGAACACTTGTAATACAAGCATGGTGTCCACGTCAGAAAATACCGCGTCAAAATAATTCCAGAGCCATAAATTACGCTCAGATTCGATAAGCTGTTGCGTAGTAGTTACGCCTATATTCCCGCTTCTGGTGTGTGTAGTCGACCCGCTTTTATTATAAGTATGCGTATCTCTACCTGTCTTTGTATCCTGACCACCCTCAGTATTAGACCCCTGTCCGCTTATGTTCGCATCCGTGCCGTTGGTGTTTTTGCCTGATCCGGCTTGGGATACGTTAAAACCATAATATTGATCATGAGAAGTAGACTGTTGCCCGGAGGTGCTGTTTACCGTTTTACCATATTCGACTTTATCACTACGATCTAATGACCCGGTATCGGTATCTGTATATGTACCCTTCTCAGTCATATTATAATTTTCAATCGGATTGTATTCCTCTTTAAGAGTATTATACAATTTTGTCCAATTTTTCCCGAAACGAGCCCAGATAGCATTTACAAGTTTCTGCCGATTGGCATCAGAAATTTGGTCATCAACCATTAATTTATTTAATAATGGAGCAATAAGCTTTTCGCCTGAACGATTGCCGAAATATTCAACATCGAGCGCCGAAGATTCTACATCGTCTACCCAAGGGGGGTTATTAAAGAGAACGAATATTCCGCCCCCTGTCAACCAGTTCGGGAATAGATCAATCAGTTTCATCATTTTCCACCTCCTTAATTTCTACATCTTCAACGGGTTCATTCATTTCTTCATTATTGATTTTCCACGCAGATTTAAATTTAACTGAAATATTGGTTCCATACATTGCGTTAACTTTATCCAAACACTCTTGTCTACACGATAGCATATCATCAACGAGGGGTAATAAAGCGTCCTCATTCAATTGCGCCTCTTCGCTATTAATCGCCTCTCTTTTCATATTGTAGTTAGCATTAAGCCCTAACTCATTAAACCACGACGCTTTTAAATATTGTTGATATTCAATCAGACTTGTAACATCTCGACCGCTTGACGGGGTTGAATAGGGGAGTGTGTTAAGACCTTCCACGAAAGAGCTTTCAGCGCAAACACCCTGCTTTCCGGCTTCTATGTCGCATAAGAATTGTCTAGCGGACGATGCTTCGCGCTCCGATTGAGTTTTAATAAGCATCGACACGCGGGAATTTACGTTGACCATGCGCATGGATATGTCATTTTCTACGAGCAACGACGCATACCTGCGGAACAAGGGCATCAATCCGTACCACATCGAATCATTGTAAATGATTTCGCAATCTTGTCCAATTACTAAATTGGCGTCATAATTTAAAGCCGGATTAGCAACCGTATAGATTGTAGGCATGTAATAAGGGCTAGGCTCTCCGCCTAAACCTCCAAATAGAGCATATAACTCACCGTTAACATTTGTAACGCAGACATGGCCATGCGTTTGTATTAAACGCTCTAAATTCAAACGCGGAATAGTTTCAGGTAATCCGTCATACTCGAACATCTGAGCTGTTCTTGATAGCATGTATATGATGTAGTCAGCGACGCGTTGACGTTTGTCTGTGAAATCTGTTAATCGATAAAACATTCCTGCTCCTACATCATAATCCTTGCGCGCCATTTACACCACCTCTTTAAACTTGGCTAAAATCTCCTCCATCACCTCTGTATTATTATCGAGCGCTTTCGTCAATTTCTCGACTTCTTCGCTGTGCCTCTTTGACTGCTTTTCTAACATGTAGAACATGGCGCAACACGCGGCAATCGGAAATCCTAAATTACTTACTACCGTTGATAGAATTGTAAGATCCATAATCAACACCATCCTATTTATTTACTTTTATTATATCGTCATTCAATTTCCGTGTCAACCCCAACGCCTAACCAATGTTTAATTAAAAACACTTACACCCAAAATATATACAATCATATTATACACGCCCATTATCATAAAACTA